GCTAATGCTACTACTCCTTTAGCTCCCACTGATTGCCATGGTGTCTTTAACTGCTTCATACCTTTGGACTGATCTTCGTGTCCTCTAATAAGATATGGTAGGGTAAGCTTAGTTGCTTCCTCAGCTTCGTTTAGAAACTGGCTGCGATCACTTGATAAATAATCATAACGTTCTTTAGCTGTTGACATTGTTATACATTAAGTCCTAATATTCTCATTCCTAAACGATTGAATCCGCTACCTGTATTTTTAAACACAGGGTTTGTATTCTTTTGTGTAGGTTGCATTCCATAAGCTGACTGAAGTCTTTCACGTTGACTTCTTTGAGCTGCAGCTTCGCCTTGTGCTATCATAGCTGCTCTGTTTGCATTAGTTATTGCAGTTAAATCAGCTAAGCTTGTACCTTGTGAGCTTTGCAGACTAGCTAAGTTAGCTAAGTTAGTACCTTGTGAAGTTTGTTGGGTAGTTAAGTTAGCTAAGTTAGTACCGACTGAACTTAACCCTGCTCTATTAGCACTGGTTATTGCACCTAAATCAGCTAAGCTAGTGTCACGTATACTAGCTCTGGCTTGTGCTGCTGCTTGCTCATCTTGTACTGATCTAATGTTTGATCTGAGATCTTCTCCTTGTCTAGTTACGACACCTCGTAAACCACCTAACTGATCAGTTACATATTCTCCAAGTTTAGATTGTTCAATCTGTTCACCACCACCTAAAGAAACAAGTTTAGGTTTTGCTAAAGCAGCCTTACGCTCTGTCATGAATTGCGTTAGTTCATCGACCTTACTTTTACCTGCAGCAAATTGGTTATGAATCCAAGTATCATCATAAGGATCTGCTTTCTTTGTTATGTTTTGGACGACTTTTTTACTGCCAAAAATTCCGCTCATAATATTCTCCTAAAGTTGAGTTGTTACTATTGTTTGTTTCTCTGTCCAGCCACTTTGAGTTACTAATTTTTTAGCTAGACCTTTACGGGCTCTTGCTTCAACAAAGTCACAACCATTTATACGTGCGGAATCTTTGATCTCTTCAAAAGCTTGTACCCAAGGACCATAATCTTGACCAGACTTGGTAGCCCAAATGTGTACATATAGAACTGATTTTAAGGGGTACCTAATTACTTCTGTAATAACTATACTAGGTATTGAACCTTTGTTATCGTTTAATCCTATCCATAATTGTTGTTGACCTTGATAAATAGGTAGGAAAAAAAGGTCAGCTTCTGCTTCACCACTATTATGTTTTAAACATTTAGTGATTAAAGGTTCTACATCAGGCCATACATAAGGTAAGTCTTTAGGCATGGCTAGATGGAATTTATGTTCTGTCATTTGGTTAATCGTTCTCGATACCACTCAACAACAGAACGTTGACCGGCTAGATACATGATCGAACCGATGTCTTGTTTTGGGTGGGGTGTAAAAGGTGGGTAAGTCTCCTCCATTTCATTTAGAAGAGACTCAGGTGTTGGGCCAATGATAGGCTCAAGCATATTGTGGGAGGTTTGTGTTTGCATGTTCAAAAAATGCTGGCATACGAGCTGCTTTGGTGTCAGAAAATTGAGGAGCTTTTCCCTCATACATTAACCGATCACTCGCATCCAGCCA